GGCTCAGGCGCGCTGCTCAAGCAGACACAGCAGGCGCTCACGGGCACCCTCACCGGGTCTGGCAGCCTGATCAAACAGGCAAACAAGCTCCTCGCGGGTACGCTGACTGGCTCAGGCGCACTCACCAAGCAGACGAGGAAAAGTTTCGGCGGCACCGTAACGGGTTCTGGCAGCCTGATGAAACAGGTTCGTAAAGGTGTCGCCGGGACGCTGAGCGGGAGCGGTACCCTCAGCACGGTCAAGGTGTTCCTGATGGCGGTTGGTGGCACGCTCACCGGCGCAGGTACATTGCTCAAGCAGACACGCACGAGTCTGGCGGGAACACTGACAGGTTCTGGCCTGCTCACCAAGCAGACTCGCACGCCAGTGAGCGGCACACTCACGGGTTCGGGCGCACTGACCAAGCAGACCGGCAAGGCGATTGGTGGCAGCCTCGCCAGCAGTGGCAGCCTGACGAAGCGCATTGCCAAGACGATTGGCGGGGTGCTCAGCGGAAGCGGTCTCTTGGCGGCGATCAAGAGTGGCACGGCCAGCATCATTGGCCTGATCAAGGCACTGTTCAGTACCAGTACACCCGGCGCCAGCTTCGATAGCGGCACACCCGGCGCTGATATTGACTCGGAGAACGAATGAGCGTCAATACCACCGCGAGCGTTTCACCGGCAGAAAGCAGCACCCTGAAGGTGACCGCCAGCTTCACTGACGAAAGTGGCGCAGCAGTCACCCCAACTGCGGTGAGTTGGACGCTGACCGATAGCGTAAAAAACGTGGTGAATGCACGCCAGGCCGTGGCGCTCACCGCAGCGGCGAGCATCACCTTTGCGCTCACCGCAAATGATCTGGCACTCGTTGGCTACGTCGGAGCCGAGCGCGTGTTGCTGCTGGAATGGAGCTATACCAGCACGTTGGGCACGAATCTTCCCGGCAAGGCACAGCTGCTGTTCAATATCGTCGATATTCTTGCGCGGCCTGTCTGATGTTTTCTCTGTTTTCTATGTTTTCTAAACACGCCTATGCCATTCAAACCTGGGAATCCCGGTGGCCCTGGCCGCCCGCGAAAACACGAGAAGTACGACGCGCAGATCGCCGCCACCGAAGACCGGATCGCGGATCGGCTGCCTGAACGGGTCGAGCGGCTCGAATTCTTGGCCAATGGCGGGTATCAACACATCGACGAGGAATGGCAGCCCGCCGCGCTGATTTTTGTCGAAGATGTCACGCTGGTCGAGGGGAAGCGCGTGGTCTCAAAGGTGCGTGCCTTCCCAGATGCCAAGCCCGACGACATGGTGTTGGTGAAGCGCACCATTCGGGTTGCCGCTCCCGATCGCCTCGCCAATATGTATCTCATTGATCGCATTCTCGGCAAGCCAACGCAGAGCGTTGAAGGCGAGGTCAATGTGACCGATCCTGAGCAACTGATTGCCCGCTTCGAAGCCAGCGTAGACCGGATCTATGGGGATGAGGAATGAGCTACGGCCTGCCAGTGCCATTGATCGGTACATCACCGCTGCCAAGCAGGCAGGGTGCCCGGCTGATCAAATCAAATACCTCATTCGCGCCAATGCCGTGCTGCAGCCACGTCAGCTGGCGGCGTCTGCTGCTGCTCGTCTGTGCGATCGGTCAGGCGGTCCAACGCAGATTGGCTATGGTGGTGCGCGCGGTGGTGGCAAGAGCCATTGGATGTTACTCCAGATGGCAGCCGATGATTGCCAGCGCTTTCCGGGCCTCAAGTGTCTGCTGCTGCGGAAAGTCGGCAGAGCGCTCAAGGAAGGCTTTGAAGACCTCCTGCGGCGCAGCTTGGGCGGCCTGCAGTATGACTATGTTGCCAGTGAGAAGCGCCTCACCTTCCCCAATGGTAGCCAGATCATTCTGGGCCACTTTCAAAATGAGGGCGATATCGATGCCTATCTCGGGCTCGAATACGACATCATTGGGGTCGAAGAAGCCACAACCCTCAGTGCCAGCAAGGTCAAGAACATTCGCACCTGCTGTCGCACCAGTCGTAACGATATGCGGCCGCGCATGTATTACACCACCAACCCCGGTGGCATTGGCCATACCTGGTTTGTCGAGCGCTTCATCAAGCCATTTCGTACCGGTGCGGAACTGGGCACGCGCTTCATTCCGGCCACGGTCGATGACAACGCCTTTGTCAACAGCGAGTATCGCGGGCAACTCGAAGAGCTCACCGGCTGGCAGCTGCGCGCCTGGCGCTATGGCGATTGGGATATTGCCGTTGGGCAGTTCTTTACCACCTTTCGGCGTGATGTGCACAGCCACCCCATGCCGTGGGATCGACCGGCAAAAGAGTGGCGCGTGCATGCGAGCCTCGACTATGGCTACACGCATTACACCGTGGTGCACCTGCATGCCACCGATGGTGACGGCCATCGCTACACCTTTGATGAGCATGCGGCGCGCGGCTGGCTGGTTGAGGCGCATGCCAAGGCCATTCATCGCATGCTGGCGCGCTGGCATTTGCGCGCAAATGATCTCTGGCGCATCGCGGCCGGCGAGGACGTGTTCAGCAAACGCCATACGGGCGGCACGATTGCCGCCGAGTACAAAAAGCACGGGCTCAAGCTCAAGAAAGCCAATACCGATCGTGTGTCCGGCTGGGGTGAACTGCTGCGCGTCCTTGGCGATGTCGAGCACGGCATTGCCCCCACGTGGACGATCGACCCGCGCTGCACGATGCTGCTCGATTGCATCCCGGCCCTGCAGCACGATCCCAGTCACCCAGAGGATGTCAAGAAGTGGGATATGGACGAAGACGGCCATGGCGGCGATGACGCCGGCGACAGTGCGCGGTATGGCCTGATGGAACTCTACCGGCCACGCATGACCAGCGCCAGTATCGACCTGTCCAGCGGTGCCAAACGCACCCGTGCGACGGCTCCAGCGCTGCCTGCACGCAGCGATGCCGAGATCGACAAGCTCCTGAATGAGGCGGCATGAAACTCTTTGCCAACAGCGAATTTGCACACTTCGCCGATCGGTGGACCGTGCGCCAGCAGAACCTGGCCTATCGCGCGGCCTACTATGACGGCACGATCTACCGCAACGTGCGCGATCGTTTCACCGCGTTGGGCCAGCTGCAGGCCATGCTCGGGCCGCGCTTGTATCGCGGCACCAAAGCCCTGTTCTTGATGCTGAGCCGGGCGGTGGATGTCGATGTCGGCATTATTCCGGGCGATTGGGCCTTTGACGCCGATGCGCCTCCGGCCTGGCGCGATGCCACCCAGCAGGTTTTTGCCTGGAGCGACTGGGCGCGCGAAGGGCCGCTCTACGTGCATTACGGTGCACAGTATGGCCTGGTTGGGCTAAAGGTCGTTGATTTGAACGACATCAAGCGGGTCAAGATTGACGTCCTCGATCCGAGTTGTTTCATGCTCAGCCGCGAGAGCGCCTATGCCATGGGCCAGACGCAGGCAACCATTCTGGAGAATCGGCAATGGGCGAACGGGACCATCTATGAGTATGGCGAAGTGATCACCGCCGATTGGATCCGCACCTTTGCCGATGGTGAGCCGTATGGCTTTGATGGCCGGCCAGCGGCCTATGCCAACCCACAAGGCGCACTCCCCGTGATTGAGGTCAAACATCTGCACACGGGCAATGAACTGGGTGAGTGCACCTATCAGAAGGCCATTCCCCTGCTCGATGAAGTGAACGAACTGGCCAGCTACCTGGCGGACATCATTCGCAAGCATGCCGAAGCGCAGTGGGTGATTGTCGGAGCCGAAGAATCGGATATGACCAAGAGCGGCGATAACGTCTGGTTTATTCCGCAGGGCGGCGATGCCAAGGCCCTGGTGGCACCGATTGATGTGGGTGGTGTCCTGGCCTTCGTGCAGGAAATTCGCAAGCAGGTCGAAGACGCCTTGCCAGAGACGGCCTTTGGCGAGCTAAAGAGCAAAACGCAGATCGCCACCGCAACCCTCGAAATCCAGCTCATGGAGCTGGTGCTCAAGGTCAAGCGCACCCGGCCCAACTATGACCATGGGCTGTGCGACGCCTTGCGACTGGCGGGTCGATCGGCAAAGCGCATGGGCTTACGCAATCTGGCCGTGCTCGATGATGAGCTGCTGGCCTTCGACAAAAAGCGGCCCGTGCTGCCCCTCGATAAGAAGACCGAACTGGAGCTCGAACAGCTGGAGCTGGCGCTCGAAGCGCAGCGGGCCATCAGCGGCCAGGCCGAACCGGTCCAAACAGCGGCACAACCGCGTGCCGATCCGCGTGCCGATCCGCGTGCCGATCCAGAGAATGAGGATCCGAATGCCTGATCTGGCACCGGTCTACACGGCCATGGCACAGCTGCAGCGGCGCGAAGCACGAGCGGTGAAGCAGGGCCTCACCATCTGGAAGCGCATGAACGCGCTGCTGCTGCTGGCGCTGGTTGCCACCCCGAGTGGACAGGAGCTGGCCATTCAGGCAGCCGTTGCCGAATTGGCCCGCGAGCTCCGGCGCGCGCTCGAAAGTGAAGGCCAGGCGATTGCACCGATTGTGGAAGCGCAGTTCGCCGCTCAAGCACGGATCGCGGTTCCGAAGGTGCCGATTGCCAGTCAAGCGCTGGCCTTACGGGGCTGGGAAGGTGCGGCCGCGGGCCTGCTGGTAACGGAACTCGCGCGTCTGCATGCGAGTGGTGCCGACGATCGCGCCATGGTGGCCCGCCTGATCACTGGCCGCGATGGCCGCGTGAGCACGGTTGGCTCACTGGCGACCATTCTCCAGCTGCAGATCGAAAGCGGCGTCTGGAGTACCGCCAATGGCCACCTGGTGCGCCTGGCTTCAGCCGTGCCCACTGGCCAGTTGCAGAAGCAAGCAATCGCCGCGATCGACACGCGCACGACGCAGTGTTGCCTCAGGGTGCATGGGCAAATCCAAGACCTGGATCGCCCGTTTGTGCTGACGGGTACGCCGCGCTTTGCGGACCGGGTCCAGAACCCGCCGTTTCATCATCGCTGTCGCACAGCGGTCTCACTCTATACCCCAGCCATGGAGGCTGTGGGCACACCAACCGCAACCATGCGAGCGCAGGCGCGCGCGCTGGCCAATCAACCAGGTGCGAGTCGTACTCGTTAAAACGAAAGGAAGCCCCCATGAACGATCCCGATCTACAGACGCAGCCACCTGCACAGCAGACACCGCCCGCTGCGGATCCCGCAACCGAACCCGGCCCGATTCCCTATGCGCGCTTCAAGGCAGTAAACGACGGCTATCAAACCGTCAAAGCCCAACTGGCCAAGCTCGAAGAAGCGCGGAAAAAGGAGTCTGAGGCCAAGCTGGTCGAGGAAGGCAAAACCAAGGAGCTGCTGACCGCGCGCGAACAGGAGCTGGCCACCGAAAAGGCAGCCCGTCTCCGCGATCGCATTGCCCTCAAAAAGGGCCTGAGCGGTGACCTGGCCGACTTGGCCGATCGCTTACGGGGCACAACCGAGGAAGAGCTCGAGGCTGATGCCAATCGGTTGCTCGCTCTGCTTAAGAAAGGCGAGGAAGAGAAGCCAAAGCCCGGTGTTCCACCCGGCGGCGGCGGCAAGCCAGGGAAACTGATCAACGTCGCCACCATGACCCCGGCCGAGATTCGTGAGGCCCGCGCAAAAGGCCAAATCTAACGTCGCTCGCGTGCCCGCGTCACGTTAACCGCGATGAGGAGCGCCACATTCGACATCCATTGTAAGGAGCAGATCCCGTGGCAAACATTACCACAACCGAAGTCAATGACTCCATGGCGACCATCATCGCGGCTGAGGCGTTGGGCTATCTCAAGGCCAATACCGTGCTGGCACGGCTCGTCGCTCGCGACTGGGACGACCAGGTTGCGACCCACGGCCAGAGCGTGGCCATTCCGTTCACCGGCGCGCTGTCGGTCAACGACAAGGCCGCCAACACCGTTGTGACTCGGCAGACCCCTGCCGACACAAAGGTGACCGTCACGCTGAACAAGCACAAGGAAGTCACCTTCCTGATTGAGGACATCGCCGCAGCGCTGGCCCGGCCGGACTACCTGAACGCCTATATGGCGGATGGGATGGCCGTGCTGTCGGAGCAGATCGATGGTGACATCGCCGCGCTCTATTCGGGCCTGAGCCAGTCGATTGATGCCTCAGCCGGCCTGACGGAAGCCAACTTCCGCAACGCCCGGCGCTTGCTCAACGTTGCCAAAGCACCGCTGGCCAATCGCTATGCGGTTTTGAATGAAGATGCTGAGTATGAACTGCTCGGGATCGAGAAGGCCACCAACCGCGACTATGTTGAGGCGATGGGGCAGACCGCTGCCAACAGCTTCACCGGCCGCTTTGCGGGCTTCGACATCTTCATGTGCCAGAAGATCGTGACCTCGACCACCGTCAAGAACCTGTTCTTCCAGAAGAACGCCTTTGTCCTGGTCACTCGGCCGCTCCAACAACTGGGCAATGGCATGGGCGTGATTCAGAAGACCATGAACGAAGACGGCATCGGGATTCGTGTGACCCTTGGCTATGACAAGGACCACCTGGGTCTGCAGTGCACGATCGACGCCCTCTATGGCGTGGCCGAGCTGCGTGACAACCACGGTGTGACCGTGCTGACGGCTGACATCTAGGATTCGCCTGGCCCAGAGAGGGCAGCCGCTACCGGGTGCGCAGCCATGCGCACCCCACACGCATCGAGGGAGCTATGGCCCAATTTATTACCGAAGAGACCGAAGACAAGTATGCGGCAATTGCCGAACTGCAGAACGCACATCTGGATGCGGCGATGACGGTTGGGGCCGAAGCCGGCAACGTGATCGCCGTGTCGATCCAGCTCAAGAGCGACAAGAGCCGGGCTACTTTGGCCGTGCGTCGGGTGCTCGACATCTATCTGGCCGATGCTGCGACCGGGGCGGCCATCATTGGCACCGCCCCATCAAGTGGTATCGCGATCGGCACCAACGGTGCCGTACTGGCCAGTGTCGTAGCCAATAAGTACCTCACGGTGGTGAGTACCGCAGCTGGGCTGATTGACTTCACCATCACCGAAGCTGGCGCGAAAACGCTGTACCTGGTGGTGGTGATGCCAAACGGGCGCCAGGTTGTGAGCGGCCCAATCACCTTCGTCTAGTTTCAGAAGTCAGAAGTCGGAACCTCCAAGCAAAGGAACGAACATGAGCGAGCAACCCAAGGCTCCAAAGCCAACCCGGCGTACCGCAGCGCCTGCAGCTGCTGAGCCAACACGCCGCTATTTCCTGGTCAATCCGAAGGGCGCGATCCACGAAGCCGATCGGGAGCATGCGCGTGTGCGGCTTGGACAGCCGGGCTGGCGCCTGGCCACACCCGCCGAAGTGCAGGCGCTGGAAGATGCTGGCGGCGAACAGCGCTTCGACCGTCCGATCTGTGCCCCATGGTCCCCGGATCCGGATGCACAATTGGATGTGCTGGAGGGCTAAATGCGCGAACGTTCGCTTGTTCAAAACGGTCGGTTTCTGCACCAGCTGTCACCCTGGAGTGGCAGTGCCGTGTACAGTGCAGGCGACGGTGATGAGCACTACGGCGTGGCCGTCCTGGCTGCGGGTGCGCGCCTGAGCCAGGACTTTGCTGCCCCGCTGAGTCGGGTCTATACGCTGGCACTGCGTGTAAAACCGCTCACCATCTCACTTATGACTGGCGCTGCGACGGCGGTCATTCGCGATGGTACCGGCGCGCTGGTCAAGAGCATCGACCTGAGTGGCAGTGCCGATGTGTGGACCGATCTGCGCTTCACCATCGGCCTGGTGCCAGGCACAACGTACGAACTGGAGCTTACCAACGTCAGCCATGCCGCAGGCCTGCGGATTGATGATGTCTGGCTCTGGCCAATTGTCGCCACCCGATCACAGCTGGTTGGGCAAGTGCACCGTCGGTTAAGTGACCTGGCCAGCGATGCCAGCCTGAGCTATTCGCCATCCTACGTGGGCAGCGAAGGTGATTACACCGATGCCGTGAATGCGGGCTTGCGTGCTGCAGGAGCCATCGATCCAGAGACCGATTTACCTGATGTTCGGTGGTTAGACGCAGGGAATCAAGACTCCTGCATGCGGGCCATTGAGCGGGAGATGCTGGAGCGGTTGCAGCGCAAGTATGCCTTGCTGACCGACATCAGTGTGTCCGATCGCGATGAGAAGCTGAGCCAGATTTCCACGAACCTGGCCAAGCTGACAAGCTCGGCCCCTGGCAGTGGCAGCGCCAATCGGCACGTTCGTATTCGCCCCTTGAAGCGGGAGACCAACGATTATGAGCTCGGCTAGTTTCACCCGTTTAGCCATCGTTGCTGCAGGCACCAAGCGCGCGCCACTCACCAGCAGCAACAAGCGCGGCGTGGCCGTGGCCTACCTGAGTGGGCTCAAGGTTACCCCGCTCGACCCGCTCACCCGCGAGATCCGCGAGCGCTCTGGCACCCGCGCGCCAATCGAAGGCCTGCAATGCATGATCGATGCTGGCCCGGATATCGAGGCCGGTGACTACCTGGTGGTCGACAGTATCGACTACAGCATTCGCGACGTGATCAGTTGGGCCTGGCGTGGCAGCATCTGCAAGGTGCTCGTCCTGGAGAAAATCAAGCCATGATCCACGGCACGATTACCGGCCTGCAGGAAGCCCTGGCCGCCAACAACAAACTGCTGGCCGAAATGCAACCGGGTGGCTTGGCAGGCAAGGTGATCCAGTATGGCACGGCCGCAGCCCAACGGGCCGCGATCCAGGGGACGCCGGTCGATACCGGGGCCTGGCGATCGAGCAATCGCACCAAGCTGAACACGGGTCGATTGCAGGGCACCGTGTTTCTCGACCCGAGTGCCCGCAATCCCCGCTCTGGCACACCCGTGATTCAGTACGCCAGTGTCTGGGATAGCCGTGGTGGGCAGCGAGCCGTCTATGCGCGGGTTGTCAGCAATGCGGGTCAGCAAATCCTTGATGGTATGGGATCGCTGCTGCTGAAAGGATTGCCATCATGAGCAGCCGCAAAGACTGTCGTGAACTCCTTGCCAGCCTGCTGGCAACCGCTCTGGTTGGCACCGGGCTGCCAGCGCAGACGGTGACCGATTACCAGCTTGCCGATTTGTCAGGCCAATCACCGGTGGTGTGTGTGTCGAGCGGCCGCGTAGAACATCCGCGCATGACGGCGCGTGGCCATCGCTCAACCATCGAGCTCATTGTTGATGTGTTCGTGCTCTACAGCGACCCAACTGGCAGCTACACCGAAGCCGTTGCCGAAGATGTGCTCGATACGATCGAGACGCTGATTGCTGGCGTGGTCAGTGCCAACCAGGAGACCGCCAGCTGGAGCGCGGCGGACTATGCCAATCCGAGTGAGGTCAGCTTCCTGATCTTGGGAGGCGACAGCTATAAGACGGAGCGCATCACGCTCCAGCTGGAGGTCTATTCATGATTCGTGTGCGGGCATTGCTGCGGATCGAAGCCATCAAGGATGGTGTGTATCTGCGACCTGGCGCCTTCTTCATGGAAGCGGGCGAAGAGTTCGACTATCCCGAAGGCCGGGATCTGGAAACATTGATTGGCATGGGCGCGCTGGAGCGCGTCGCCTAGTCTGCCAGAAGGCAACCATCTGCCGTGAGGCACCCATCGATCGAGGAGATCAGACATGGCACAAACAACCACATCAGTCAGCAACCGCTCCTATATTGTCGAGGTCTCGACCGATGGGAGCGCCTGGAGCGACATCAGCGGCTCGTCCTCAGCGGTTGAGGACATGGAGCAGGAGCGCGAGAGCGGCGAAGCCTATACGCAGGATGGCGATACCGCCATCATTCAGACGGGCAAGCGCAAACCAATCGAGCCGAAGGTTAAGCTGGTCTATACGCCAACCACCGGCGAAGGCTTTGAGTTGGTGCGCGCGGCCTTCGAGGCCGGGACCGCGCTCTACCTGCGCGTTGCGCCTGCGGGCGCTGCGACCGGCAAGGCACGCTTTACGAGCGGTGCCGGCTGGGTGACCAAGTTTACCTATCCACCGCTTGATACCGAAGACGGCAAGCCGATCATGGTGGGCTTTACCATGAAGGTCCCATCCATGACGCGGGCGCTCATTCCCTAGGAACCAATGGCGAGGAGGGTGGGGACTCGCCCCGCCCTTGGTTCACCTCTCGCCTCATGCTCGCCATTTGCACGCAAAAGGAGTCCCCCATGAGCCGTAATCGCCGCCGCCGTGGTCCATCGCAGCCGGGCTTTGCCCCGAATGCTGCGCCGTCCGTTCCGAACGCCTACCGGATCGACCGCTCCAAAATGACGGCCGGCGATGTGATGCTGTTTCTTGAAGGCCAGCAGGTCAATGAGCAGGATCCGGTCGCTGCGGGGAATTACCTGGCCAAGCTGCTGCCTGCGCTCGACCGCCTGGTGGTCGGTGGCATTGCGCATCTCCCACTTGATGTCGTGATGACGCAGGTGATGCCCAGTATCAGCACGGCGCTGGCGGACATGGGGAACCCAAAAAACTAACGGCGGCCCTCACCCACCATCTGTGGACTGATGGGCCGTGCCCTCCCGAATATCTCTCGCTCGTCTTGCGCCGCGATGTCTACCATTGCACGCCCGATGAGTTGGCCCGGATGGATCCCGCCATGTTGTTGCAGGATCTGACGTGCCTCGCGGCGGAAGCTGAGGCCAAACGAGCCCACGCCGCGTTACGCTGACTTCGCTGGCGCCGCGATCCCGGTAGCCCTCACGCCGGTCGCGACGTTCCACCCTCCTCTATCGCGCACGGGCCTGCCCTCCAGGCCTGTGCGAACAGGGCGGCACCATGCCCGAATACCGACTGGCCATTGTCATTGATGGCCAGGATAACGCCAGTCCTTCCTTAAACGGTCTCAAAGGTACACTGAGCGGCCTCGGCGGCGCAGCCACCACCATGCTGGCGGGCCTCGGCGCGGCCGCGGGCAGTGGCTTCTTCGCGCTGGCAGCGGGCGGGATTGCGGCCAATGCCTCGATGGAACAGACCAAAGCGGCTTTCTCCACGCTGCTTGGTTCGGCCGAAACGGCAGGCGCGTTCCTCAAGGATCTGGGGGCCTTTGCGGCCGCGACCCCGTTCGAATTCCCCGAATTAGCCGACGCCAGTAAGAAGCTCTTAGCCTTTGGCTTTGCCGCTGAGGACATCATTCCGATGATGACCTCGATTGGGGATGCCGTTGGCGCACTCGGTGGGGGCAAGGCCGAAATCGATCGCGTCACGATGGCCATGGGCCAGATGTCTGCCAAAGGCAAAGTCTCCGCTGAAGAGATGGGCCAGCTGGCCGAGTTGGGGATCCCTGCCTGGAAAATGCTCGCTGACAGCATGGGCCTCTCGACCGCTGAAGTCATGAAGCTGGCCGAACAGGGCAAGATCACCGCTGATCAGGCCATTCCCGCCTTGCTCGCTGGGATGGAGAACACCTTCGGGGGGGCGATGCAGGGCCAGGCCATGACCTTCAATGGTCTGATGAGCACCCTGGCCGATAACGCCCGTATGGCGCTGATGGCCTTTACCGGGCCAATCTTCGCGATGGCCAAGGGCGCGCTGGAGCAGCTGGGGACCGCAGTCAGTAGCCCGGCCTTCCAGCAGTTTGCCCAGACCTTGGGAACGCAAATCGGCGCAGCGCTGGCCACGCTCATCCCCTGGCTCAGTGCCGTGGGCGGGCAACTGATGAGCATGGCGCAACAGGCGCTTCCTGGCCTGCTCTCCGGTTGGGCAATGCTGCAGGGCGGCCTGGCAACGGCACAGGCCATGTTTGCCAGCATGCTCCCCGTGATCAGCCCGCTGATTGCGCTGATCGGTGCCAACCTCATGCCGATTCTCGCCGGCGTGGCGGGCGTGCTGCTTGGCGTCGTGGTGGTAGCGATTGGCGGGGCGATTGCGGCTTTTGTGGCCGTGGCTGCGCCGATCCTGGCGATGATTGCCGTGGGCGCGCTGCTGTATGCGGCCTGGACCAGCAACTTCGCCGGCGTGCAGACGATTACCACCAGCGTGATGCAGACCATCATGCAGATTATCCAGACCGTGCTGACCTCGATCCAATCCTACTGGGCAACCTACGGCAGTCAGATCATGGCGCTGGCCACCCAGCTCTGGCAAACGATTGAGACCGTCATTCGCACGGTGCTTGCCACCGTGCTGGGGGTCGTCCAAATCTTCCTGGCCACGCTGCGCGGCGATTGGCAGGGGGCATGGACGGCGGTGGTTGGGATCTTCCAGGCCCAACTGGCGATGCTGCAGAGCATCTTCGGGCCAGCATTGAGCGCCCTGCTGACCACGCTGAGTGGGATGGCCACACGCTTCATGGACTCGGCGCGCACGATCGGCACGGCCATTATTGATGGCATTGTGGCCGGGATCCGGGCTGGTGCCAGCGCGATTGCAGAGGCGGCACGCGGCGCGGCCAATGCGGCCATTCGCGCGGCCAAGTCAGCCCTTGGCATCAACAGCCCCTCAACACAGTTCGCCTATCTGGGCGATATGAGCACCGAAGGCTTTTTGTTGCCGTTCCGCAAGGCGCTACCCAATGTGCGCAAGGCAACCGGTGACCTGGCCAATGCGGCCACCAGCGGCGCACAGGCAGCCGGTACGACCAGCAGCCAGAGCACGGCCATCAATCTGACCTATTACCGTGGCAACCAGGACGAACGCAGCGTGCGTGATGACTTGCGGACCACGGCACTACTGATGGGAGCCTGAGATGGCCAGTATCGATCTTATTCGCAACAGCGTGGTCACGTGCCTCTCAGACGGCAGTCCCTTTTCGGTGGTTGGCGATGATGGCTGGGGCATGGCCCCGGTCGAGCGGCTCACCGATCGCGGCCCGCTCCAGCATGGTGATAGCGACTATGATCTCCGCCTCAAACCGCGCATTGGTCGGCTGAAGCTGCTGTTCAATCCCGGCCCGCGTGAGCAGCAATCGCACTGGGATCTGCGTGCCACGCTGTTGCGCCTGTTCCGCCCAACCCGCAGCCCGCTCAAGCTGCGCTGGAGCTCCATTGATGGCAAGGTGCGCCAGATCGATGTGCACTATCTCGATAGCATGGGCTTTGGCAGCAGCGACCGCATGGGCTACAGCCAGGCGGCCGTGATCGAGTTGCGCGCCGCCGATCCCACGTTCTACGATCCCACGGTGGTCGGGTACACCTTTGGGGTGAATGCGGGGACCACGGGCTGGGCCTACCCGATTACCTTCCCGGAAGGATTCGGCAGCTCAACCGTTGCGCAAACCCGCGCGATTACGTACAATGGGACCTGGCGCACCTCCCCCATTGTCACCATCAAAGGCCCGGTCACCAATCCGGTCATCACCAATATGATGACGGGCGATAAGCTCGACTTCACCGGTCTGACCATTGGCAGCGGCACCACCTACACGATCGATTGCCGTGCCGGCGTGAAAACCGTGCTCGACCAGCTGGGAGCCAGCCAGATCGCCAATCTTACCGATGACAGCGATCTGGCCACCTTCAGCCTGGAAGCCGAAGCCGTCGATGGCATCAACACCATCGCGGTGACAGGCTCAGCGGCAAATGCGACGACTGAGGTCTATTTGCAGTATTACGAACGCTATATCGGCATCTAAGGAGCGAGTGACATGGCGGAGAAATCCTTTCCCTGGACCGCAAACGGGACCGGCGACGGGACCAGCGGCGGCGCTACCGCCCTGGAATGGGGCGAAATCTGGCGACGCATGTTCAATGGCGGACGTGAAGCCAATGGCGGCGTCGCCAAGAGCCATGGCAATGAGCTCGCCGTGTCGGGCAGCGCCTCACCTGTGGCCGTGGCTACCGGAGCGGCGTGGGTGTATGGCAAGCATTACGCTAACGATGCCAGCCTGAACCTCACCATCACAACCCCCGTGGTTGGCACGACAGGCGGGCACATCATTCTGCGCGTCGACTGGGTAGCGCAAACCGTGCGCGCCGTGGCCGTGCGCAACACGGATGGGGTCAACAGCACGCCCGCGCTGGTGCAGTCCACCTCGACCCAATGGGAAATCCGCCTGGCCAGCATCACCATCACGACCGGTGGGGTCGTGGCGCTCACCGATACCCGCGAGTATGCGCGCAGCAGCGTGCAGCTGGCGACTGCCAATATTCAGGCCAATGCCGCCGATAACACGATTATTCGTGACAGCGCGGCGCTGTCGGTGATTGGCCGATCCGCCAACTCAACGGGCGATCCCGCCGATATTGCGGCGGGCTCCGATGGGCATGTGCTGCGCCAATCGGGCACAACACTCGGCTTCGGCCAGGTGGTTGCCGCCGGGATCGCCGTCGATACGGTCGATGACACGATTGTCGGCAACCGCGTGCCCGCACTCACGCGCCGTGCGGGCGGCAGTGCCACCGACTGGTCGACCTATGGCACCACCACCTACACGCCGACGTCCGTTCGTATGCAAGCGGGTGCCGTGTTATCGAGTGGTGGCGGTGTCTCGACCGTGACGTTTCCGGTCGCGTTTTCTCAACCCCCGTTGGTCTTCTTACAATGTGCCGATCCCGTCGCGTATGGCAGTGTCACGGTGGTGAGTGCGATCTCGACAACGCAGTTTAGTTTTTTTGCGAGAGACAACTACTCGACCGGCATTCGACAATTGCCGATCAATTGGCTCGCGATAGGATCCGAATAAATGCTGATCTTCCTGCTCATCCTGCGCCTCATCTGGCCCATGCAACCGCCCATTGGCGCGCAAACGTTTGCGTCCGATGGCGTCAGTATCACCATTGCCATTGCTGATGATGTGCGCATCCATCCTGATACGGCGATGGATGTGGTGGTCACGAGTGGTATCAGCGTGCCCATCAGCCGCCTCCAATTCGCCCTGCAAGCACCAGGCGGCCAGGCGCTCGATAGCCATTGCACGCAGCTGCACGATCCCGACAGTTTCAACGATGGCTGGATCGTCTGTACCTACACCGATCTGCAACCAGGAACCATCACCACCCCGTTGCGCGGCCCGCCGGTGGGCTATGTCGATCTGCGCACCGCCTGCACTGAAGCCTGGTTTCTGACGTTGCCGTTTAGTATTGCGGTCAATGGCCGACAAGTGGCAAGCCAGGCGCGTATCACCGCGCCCTACATCCCTGGCTGGTGTGTACAACTCCCCTTGGTGACATGACATGGCCGGTGAAAGCTATCTCGAACTCAGGGATTTCACCACCGGCAGTCGCATCGATATCATCACCGGGGCGCTGGGGTCTGACTCCAGCGCCCGGAATGGCTTCACGCGCCTCAAGACTATCACGCAGGTGGCTGCGCCCGGCATCCTGGAGGTAGACTTGCCCGGTGATCACCCGCGCGCAGCCACGCTGACCGACAAGACGCAGGTCATTCACTGGCGCCGCGATGCTGCCAGGAATATCGACTGGTACCGCGAGGGCGTCTATCTGTTTCGCGATCCGGAATATCAGCGCAAAGGTGGGGCGCGCTCCTGGACGTTGCGCTGCCCTGGCCTGATGTCCATGCTTGGCTGGTACCACATCCTCTGGCCAGCGGGTGTGGCCAATCGCACCAAGTTCACCAGTGCCAAAGCTGAAACCATCAGCAAAACGCTGACCAGCTATAACGCCGTCGCAGCGACGGCAACCGTCGCCAATGGCCGCGATCGCCAGGGTGCCAGCTATGGCATCAGTGTCGCAGCCGATGCCGCAGGCGGGGCCACCCTCGATTGGACGGCCGGCCGCGCGCGCACCCTGCTCGAAGAGTTGCAGGCCCTGGCCCTGGTCGCGGGCGGTGACTTCGACCTCATCTATGTCTCAGCAACCAGTCGCGAGCTGCGCTTCTATAGTGGCCAGCGCGGCACCGATAAAAGCGCCTCGATCGTGTTTGCCGAAAATCTGGGCAACCTCGACAATATCAGCTTCACCCGCACCCGCTCGACCGAACGCACGGCGGCGATCGTGGGTGGCAAGGGCGAAGCGGCAACCCGCTCGACCTCCAGCCGCACGGGCACCAACTACAATGGCACGACGAACAATATCGAGGTGTTCGTCGATGCCAAGGATCTGAACCCAGATACCGCAGCGGCCCGCGAGGCCAGAGGCGACAAGCGGCTCGATGAGCTCGAAAGCCGCGATCGGTTTTCCTTTGATGTGGTGCAGATCGATGGCAGCTACTACGGGCCGAGTGGCACCGGGAGCTATACGCTGGGCGACCTGGTTGGCGTGGTGCGGCCTGATGGTGTGACGGTCGCACAGCAACTCTATCGCGTGACCAGCGAATGGAAGCCCGGCGAACTGGAAGACCTGCAGGTCGAGGTACGCACGCGATGAGTGATCAAATTGCCCTCGAAATCGCCGATATGCTCAAGCGGATCAAAGTGCTGGAAAACCTGGAGGTGCCAGGAACAGGCACCTTCATTCCCACGCTGTTCGGCAGCGGCACGCTCGGAACATTCACCTATGACACGGCGAATACTGAGGCGCAATACACGCGCGCATTCGATCGAATTTCATTCAACGGGCGGTTACGCATCACGGCCACAACCACGCCGCCAACGGGCAACATGTCGCTTGGTGGACTGCCGATTGCTGCTGGCGTGAATGCTATCAATGGGAACGTGCTTGGAGGTGCGGGCGTCATCTACACTGGCATCAACTTGGTCGCTGGCTATACGCAGGTACAAGGCCTCATCACGGGTTCTTCATCGTCGATTGCCCTGGTGGAGACAGGTGATAATCTCTCACTTCAGAGCGTGCAAGGCGGCGAACTCGCCGCTGCCATCGACCTCTATTTTTGGGGCATGTACAAAATTGATTAATCGTCTGCTCACCCTGCTCCTGCTGCTGCCCCTGTTGGCCAGTGCCCAAGCCAGCCCGATCGCCGCGACCTGGCAGGCCGATGTGCTCCAGGTCGCGGTTGTCAACCCGGAGAGCTGCCTGTATCTTGTGGGCAATGCGCGGCCATCGCAATGGATCGGCTGTGGGGAGACACACTACACGCTCGCGCCTGGCGGCGTGGATCAGAACCGCGCGCCGATGAACCGGATCCTGGTTCTGGCGGACTATCACACCGGCCAGGAGCTGGCACGGCTGCGTGCACCACCGCGTATCCTGCTGCGACTGCCGGTGATGATTGCACCGTAAAGTATTCGCAGCTGCCCGGGCGCGCTGCTGCAGATCACATACATCCCGTTGTCATCACGCATGCACCATGCCGGCTGCATGCGAAAGGCTTTACACAACAATGCCCCGATCCAGTGCTTGGATCGGGGCATTGTTGTGCGCGCAAATGTTAGCGCGCCGCTGGTTGACCTGTAGCATCAATGCGCACCAGGTTGCCATCTTCGTTCTTCCAGGCGCGCTCATCATTCGCCGGCAGGATCGGCGGGGCGTATGTCATCTCCTCCGTTGTCCGACGCCGCCTTCCGTGCATCCGCCACCGCAGCCGCAGCCGCATCCGCTGCCGCTTGGGCGATACCCAACTCGGCCCGCATGTGCCTCATACGCGGCATAGTGCGCATCGCGCGCCTCGCGCGCCGCCTCCACCGCCTCCCAGGCGGCAAATAACGTACTTCCCTCGCCCGACACCGCCAGGTACCAAGCGGCGTCTTCCACCGCTTCTGCGTCAAACGCGCTCCCCGCGCCCAACACCGCCAGGTCCCA